GACGATGATGATCCACTCCAGCCCGGTGAATTCCGAGATGTGGACGCCCCCGGCGGTGCGATTCGCGACAGCTTGATGCCTCTGCCGTTCAAAGGTCCAGACCAGACCCTGTTTCAGTTGCTAGGCTTCGTTGTAGAGGCCGGACAGCGGTTCGCGACCATTACAGATATGAAGGTAGGCGACGGCAATCAGAACGCCGCTGTGGGCACGACAATCGCAATGCTGGAGCAAGGCTCGCGGGTCATGTCGGCTATCCACAAACGGTTGCATTATGCAATGCGTCTTGAGTTTAAGATTTTGGCTCGCGTCATGGCAGAGAGCTTGCCCCCAGAGTATCCGTACTCTGTGGAAGGCGAAGACTCTTCGGTCATGGCAACAGATTTTGATGATCGCGTAGACGTCATTCCTGTCTCCGATCCGAACGTATTCAGTCAGGCACAGCGGATTGTACTGGCGCAGACAAAACTACAGTTGGCGGGCGCCGCTCCGGAACTCCACAACATGTATGAAGTCTACCGCGATATGTACGATGCGTTGGGCGTGAGGGATATTGACAGGATCATGAAGGCGGCACCGGAAGACGACTCGCGGCCCGCGGACCCTGCACAGGAGAATATCGATGCACTCGACATGGCCAAACTCGAAGCCTTCGAGGGTCAAAACCATCAAGCACATATCATGTCACATATGGTTTTTGGTTCAACGCCGATGGTTGCTGGTATGCCTCCTGTGGCGATGGCTTTGCAGAAACACATCATGGAGCACGTTCAGATATCTGCTCGGGAGCGCGCTTCGGCTGAGTTTGAGCAAATTACCGCGCAACAAGGACCTGCGGCGAACCCTGAACAGCGCATGATGGAGTTTGAGGGCTTAGTCGCTCAATACATTGCCGAAGGGATGCAACAGGTCAAGCAGTTGTCTCAGCAAGTATCTGGGCAAGGGCCAGATCCTGTTGTGCAACTCAAGGAACAGGAATTGCAACTCAAGGCGCAGGCTGAACAGCAAGATGCACAGTTGGATGCGGCTAAGTTACAATTGGATCAGCAGACGTTGCAGATGCGTGACCGCCAGTTCTACGACCGGTTACAAGCGCAAGCGGCACAAACTCAAGCTCGGATCGACGCAGGTCGTGAGCGTGAACTACTTAAAATGAGAGGACAGTAAGATGTCAAAAGTGAAGATCGTTACAAACACTCCGGGCGCGGCCCCAAAAGCTGTGAACTATGCCGATATCGCAGGCCAAGGCAAGATTCCTTACAAGGGCGGAGAAACGCTTCCGGAAGCGCCAATGGACGTACCCGGCGGCACTGCGCGTGGTATGGGAGCGGCGAAGCGTGGTGGTAGCTACAAAGGCTGTTACTAATGCCCCTCAAAAAAGGCTCTAGCAAGAAAACCATCAGCGACAACATTAGTAAGCTGATGGGCGAAGGCTATAAGCATAAACAAGCCGTTGCAATTGCACTATCTAACGCGGGTAAGATAAAATCTGAAAAGTTAGATATGAAAGCGGCCAAGGGCGGGGTTGTACCCCGCTTTAGCAAGATTGCTCGACCGCAAAGGTTTAAAGGAGTGTTCTAGCTATGATCTTTGAAGCCATAGCCGCAATTAAAATAGCAAATGAGGCTATCGGCGCAATCAAAGAGTTTGCCGGTCACGTTTCGTCGGTCGGTGAAATGGGTCCCCAACTTACCAAACTTGCTGACGCTAAAGGCGAAATAGAAAAGAAAGCCAAAGATGGTGACATGGATGCTTTCTTTGCCTTAGAAGACATTCGCAAGAAAGAAGCTGAAATAAAACAAATGTTTATCTATAACGGTAGGGCCGGACTGTGGGATGACTACCAAAAGTTCATAGCCAACCGTAAGCAAATGCGGGAGAACGAAAAGAAACGTGCAGAAGCTAAAGCACTGGCTCGTAAAAAAGCCGTACAGAATGGATTTTTGTATGTGGCTGTTGGCATTGCTGTTCTCGGTGTGGTTGGCGGGGCCGTGGCCCTTTTACTTTGGCTTATTAGCCTTAAAGGGTCTTAGTTGACCGTCTGGCTCTTGGTGGGAATCCTTGTGCAAGGATCACAAGTCTTTACAAAACCGCTGGGAGCTTTTGTAGAAATGGACAGGTGTTTTGAAGTACGAGAGTACGTCTTAGCGCAGGCATCAAAGCCAAAATTGAATTATGAGGTAGTCTGCGTACAGACGAATGAAATGGGTGGATTGTGAGCGACCTCTTTATAAGTCCTTTTCATCCCGTTTACAGGAAGCCCGACGCATGGTGTCCGGTTACGGAGTACCAGCAGAAGTCAAAGGAACTTCCATATATAAACTGGCAAAAACTCTCGAATCAATACACAATAGAATCAATAACATACGGAAAGACTGCTCAAGTTATAGAAACGAAGAACAATATGTTGGAGATATTGATATGACGGAACAATATGACTTAAACGGTGACGGTGTGATCGATGAAGTCGAACGTAGAATCATGTTGGAAGACATGCGCCGCAAAATGGAAGACGAAGATGCCCAGCGTGATTCCATTCGCAAAATGGCTTGGTTTGCTCTTTTTGGTCTTCTACTGTATCCATTTGGTATTTTTCTTGCTAATGCCTTCGGTATGGATACAGCCGCGAATCTAATTGCTGATATTGCGCCGACATACTTTGCGTCTATTGCTGTATTAGTAAGCGCGTTCTTTGGTGCATCCGCATTGGGCTCCAAGAAAAAGGACGGCTGATATGGAATTTGTCGCCGCGCTTATTTTAGCAATTTTAGCAATTTGGGGAATCATGAGTATTCCACCGAAGGGTGACTGATGAAAATCTGCGAGTACACCTACAAGGAAGGGATGTACCAGACAGCTTGCGGCTCTAAGTTCATTTTTCGCCCGAAACAAAAATGCGACAAATGCGGTAAAAAGCCGCAGGAGAAGAAGTGATGTTGAAAGCAATAGATATTCAATTCATAGCAATAGCTTCGGCTTGCTCTTTTTTACTTAGCCTTTTAGTGGGGTGATGTCATGTTAAATATGCTACTTGGTCCAGCACTTGAGCTAGGCAAAGACTTTATCAAAGGGAAGGCTGAAGAGAAGAAAGCAATTCAGCAAGCTAAGATCCATAAGATAAACAATGATGCTAACTGGGAAGCATCTATGGCTGATGCAACCAAGTCATCTTGGAAGGATGAATGGTTCAGTTTGATCCTCAGTGCGCCTTTGATTGCTGTTGCTTACAGCGTGGCAATGGACGATCAAGCCATCATTGCTCGCATGGATGAGGCGTTCAGCGCACTCAACTCTCTACCGGAATGGTATCAATACCTCTTATTTATCGCGGTCAGCGCGTCATTCGGCGTTAAGGGCGCAGACAAACTTATGGCAATGAAGAAGGGCAAATAATGAATTTAGAAAAATTAAGAGTAGAACTGGAAGAAGACGAAGGATGCAAATATGAAATCTATTTGGACCACCTTGGTTACCCGACTTTCGGAATTGGCCACCTCGTTACAGAAGACGATGAAGAGTATGGCGAAGAAGTTGGAACAGAAGTATCAGCAGAGCGCGTTGCCGAAGTTTTTGAACAAGACATCGAAGTAACTTTGGACGAATGTCAGCGTTTGTACGAAGATTTCGACGACCTTCCAGAAGAAGTACAACTAATCATTGCAAACATGATGTTTAACATGGGCCGGCCGCGTTTGAGCCAGTTTAAAGGCATGAAAGCCGGGGTTGATGCGCGCGACTGGAATCAAGCCGCAGACGAGATGGTTGATAGCAAATGGTACCGCCAAGTCACCAACCGTGCGGATCGTCTTGTTACAAGGATGCGTAACGTTTAAAAAGCTCTTGCCGTATATAAGATATGATAGGATTATATCGGACTATCTAAGATAAAATGCGGTGATATAAGAGAATGAGTGATATATACTTAGCTGAAGCTGTGTATCGGATTATCCGTGAGCAGAAGAAGGCCATCACTGACTGCCTCGAATACGATGGAGTCAAGACGATGGAACATTATCGTGAATTGATGGGCATGTTGACTGCCCTCAATCATGTCGAACAGGAACTCAAGAGCCTGCTAGATAAACAGGAGCATATAGATGACTGAAGAAGTCGCGACGCTTGAAGAAGCGTATAAAGAGGAACGCGCAAAGTTCCTTGATCCAGAAGCCATTGGCGGATCTCTCTTAGAAAGACTACCGACCCCTACCGGGTGGCGTATTCTTATTCTTCCCTACCGTGGTAAAGGCAAAACAGAAGGCGGAATCCTTTTGGCCGACAAAACTCTTGAGCAACAACAAGTGTCTACGCAAGTAGGCTATGTGCTTAAAGTTGGACCTTTAGCCTATCAAGACGAAGACAAGTTCCCTAGCGGGCCTTGGTGCGCGGAAAAAGACTGGGTAATGTTTGCCCGCTATTCCGGGTCTCGTTTCAATATTGATGGCGGGGAAGTGCGGATTCTTAACGACGACGAAATTCTGGCGAGGATTAGTTCCCCAGAAGACGTTCTTCATTTCTAAGGAGATAAAACATGGCTGAAGAAAGAGACGACGACCAAATCGAACTGGACGTTGGTGATGCAGAAGAAACCGAGGTCTCCTTTGAGACTCCCGAAGAGTCTGGAGGATCTGCGGCTTTTGAAGCGTCGGATGCCGACGAAGAGGATAATTTTGAGAAAGCGAATAATGCAACGCAAAAGCGCATTGATCGACTGACCAAAAAAATGCGTTCTGCCGAGCGCGAGCGCGAAGAAGCGATCCGGTATGCACAACAAGTGCAACAGGAAGCTGAAGCAATTAAACAGCGGATGAACAGCCTAAGCGACAACTATGTTGCAGAATACAGCGGGCGCATAGAAACCCAGACAACCGCGGCAGAGCAAGAACTGGCTCGCGCAATTGAGATGGGGGATACCAATGGAGTTATCGAAGCACAGCGCAAGATTACTGCATTGGCAATCGAAA